AGGAGCGTTCCCTGCGGCTCCTGCGCCCCCAGGACGAAGCATCTGCATCATGGCCTGCATCTGCTTCCCGGCAAGGTCAGCCTGTTGCTCGTTGATATTGCGTTGCATCAACGCCCCGGCGAGCATCTTCCCCGCTTGCGTCGCTCCGGTGAGCGGACTGATCCTCGGGACGAATCCTCCGGGATTTGTGGGTTGATTACTGACGAGTGGTTCAGACCCCTGCTCCATCAGTCTTTGAGCGAGGGCTTGTCTTTGTTGTAGGGAAAGCTGTTGCTGATAGAGGTCTGGATTCGCAGCCCCGAAGAAGTTGATGGGAGTGACTTGATTTGCCATGTCAGAAGCCGATCATCGTTCCTGCGGCTTGCATCCAAGGCGGAACGCCATTACCCAAAAGGTAAGCTCCTCCCAAAGCGCCTCCAAGTCCGAACAGACCGCTCGTTTGGGCGTTCTGTTGAGCAATTTGCTGGTTATAGACGTTCCCGGCATATTGACCGGCGGCTTGAGCGGCACCGGAAAGATTCGCTCCTGGCGTGGTTCCAAACTGCGGCGTCTGGATCTGTGCCCCGCTCCTGATGGCGTTCAACTGATTCAGGGGTTGGTTGTATGCGGCTTGAGCAAGCTGGTAAGTCTGGGGCATCGTTTCAATGGCACCCAGATTGGCTTGCTGGTAAGCGTCGTTCTTGGCCTGATTGAACGTCCGCATCGCATTGTTATAAGCCTCGGTCCCAGGAACGATTCCTTGGTTCGCCAGTTGAGAAGCCTGCATTTCCCCCGCTTGGGCCCATTGAGGGTCAAGCCTCGCGGTCATGGTGCTGTAAGCCTTGTCCGCAATCTGGGGGACTGACCCAAAGCTCATCGGGGCTGAGTATTGCTGTTGAACCCCGGGAAGCATGGAAGTCGCGAGATTCCCCATCCCTGCCGACAATCCGAGCTGAGAGTTAAGCGCCTGTTGAGCTTGGGGTGCTAAGGTGATGTTCGACTGATAACCCGAAGGGCTGTTGGGATCAGCCGAATAGATTTGCGAGCCATAGGGTGTGTATTGGCTCGACATCTGAGACAACTGAGTCTGCTTTGCCGCTCCGGTATAGTCTGGAGCCGGCGGTGGTGATGGAGAGTCTTTACAAAGACTAATGGGCCCTTCATAGTCGAAGGACTCTGACTTTTCGATCTTTAACGAGCCGTCAGGCTGCCAGGAGCTGACGGTTCTGGTGTAGATTCGCATAAGGTTCTCTCAAGAAGCGGCAATCCTTTTTCTGCATCCCATAGATGATCAAGTCACCTGTAGGATGCCTTCCCTGAAGGTTCGCTTCTTGGGTGAAACCTAGATGCTCGACAAACCTCCTGCTTTTCTGATTTCCTTCACCGACACAGACTGTAAGCCATTTCGCTCCGACTTGCACGAAAGGATAGTCGAAGATCACCGACAGAAACTCGCGGTTAAGCCAGTTCTGACCTTCAGAGGCGATGTGGCACACGAAATTGACCCCGTTCCATTCGGCGTAAGCAACCCCGGCAATCAACTTCCATTGATAGCCGAAGCCGGGATTGATGTGTGGAGCAACAGCTCTTTGAAGACCGATTCCTGTTGCACAGCCGAAATTCCCGAATTCATTCGTCCTCTTGGCGATCCAGGAGACCACTTCTTCGCCGACAACGATTCTTCTCACAAAACCCCGCCCATCTTCCATCCGTAATCAGTACCATTCCACTGGATATTTACACTGTTCGTCGAGCTCACCAAGTGGGCCGCGGCGCAGTAACCGATCCCAAAAACGGATTGCCATGCTTTTTGAATAGCCGGATTACCACCCCACTGACCTGAGTTCCAAAGCCCGGCATTCCACAAAGCCGCTCCAGACTGAAGGAAGGTCGGACTTCCTACTGTGGGAGTGGTCATGTCGAAATCGGTATTGATTCCGAAAATGATTCCCGGATTGGCATCAACCGCAATAAGAGGTCTACAAAGCGTGAACTCCTTCAAGGCATCCGCTGGAGATTGCTCTCTGAAATAATTGAAGGCTTGAAGGACTTCTCCTTGAATATTGTTGTTATGATCAGAGGTTCCAGACCAGGCTTTTCTCGTCTTACCGTTCTCTCCAAAGTAAAGATCATCGTTGTAGAGCTCCCAGCAGTTCGCCGGCCAGCCCTTGAATCTCGCCCAGGCTCCTGTAATGGTGTTCATTGCGTACTGCTCCTGCATCCCCACAGAAACGGGGACGTTCAGGACGATCATGTTCTGTTTTGGATACTGAATGACCTGCCAGCCGAAGTTAGATCCATAGCTGGTGATCGAAGCAGAGACGGTGTTCTGGATCTTGTCCGTTAAAGCTATCTTGGTATCGATCCGGCCAGTAATCAAAGCCTGAGAAAGAGGGACAAGACCTTCCTGAGAGATGAAAAGCACATCCCGGCCGAATTGGATCGCGCATCTCTTGCCTATCGGAGAGCCGGTCCAGTAAACACCGACAAGGCTCCAGGTCGTTGTAGAAGTCGGATCTGACCCCTGATAGACCGCAATTTCTCCCTGGTCAGAGAAAAAGGCCGCATAAGCCTGCATCCCAGCGCCAGCATCGAGGGACCAGCTTTGCATGGCGACACACTGACCGCCGCGGAGGAAGATCGTCCCAAGGGGAAGTTGAGAAGCTGCTCCTGCGATGGAATTGACGGGTAGATACCATACTGAACAGGTAGTCGGTTGAATCAACCATACACGTTTCATGTGCAGATGGATGTTGGAACAAGTAGCGGTATCTACTCCCGTAATATCATGAGCCCCATCTCCATCGGCCCACCATGCAGAACCGTCCCAGCCTCTTAGCTTGTCGGCTCCATTGACGGCCATGAGATAAGATCCACCAGCGGTCGTGATGTTGATCTTCTGCCAGCGAGCATTGGTCAATCCAGTAACCACCGCAGCTCCCACTGCACCGGAGGCGGTGACGTCGTAGAACTTCGTCCCCGCTGCCCCGAAGAGCTTCGAGGTTCCGTTTTGGGGCTTGTAGCCCATCAGACTTTCGACCTGATCGGGTGCCCCTATCCCGGTCGTCCAGGTACTCTCACCAGCCCTCAAGACAACCTTGGAGGGTTGGGGCCAGTAGTTAACGAGAATCGGAGCATCGCGTGGATCCATCACCGCCAGAGAGTCTCGGTCGTTCCATCCCCCAACCGGAGCCGGCACCGAAGCGGTAATAAGCTGCTGCGCCCGGCGCTGATTTTTTCTGAGTGCGGGTTCAAGAAGCATCAGGGCACATTCCAGGAGCCAAGAGGAACAACGACACCAAATGGATAATCACCGTAAGCGCCGAGCATGTTGAGAGTGGGTTTTCCTCCGTCACGACCCATCGCATCAGCAACAAGCCGTTCGTATTGATCGAATGTCTCGGCGTATTCAAGCCCTTTCGCCCGTTGCCAGCGCCAGATGACTCCTTGCGCCATGACCTGCTCATCTACAAGTCCAGTATCAGCATCGTTGGCCCAAGCAGAACCAGTTCCTCCGGCGTTGAGAGTCACCCAGTTCGCGCTGATGTATTCAAACGCAATCGTATTCCCTGCCGCTGGAATGGGAATGAAGAGAAGATTCGCTCCTCTGATGCGATATTGAGCCCAAGGGCCCGTGATGTTCCTTGCCTTCAATTCCTGCCATTGATGAGGCATCAGCGGGCCTAAAACCGGACGCAGAAGAGTCCGGTTCCACATGATGTCGTTCAGGACGTATTTGAAATCCGTCCCGGCGAGAGTCGTTATTGCTCCCTGACTCTCAGTAGCAACCGAGGAGAAAGTCTTTTCGATCGTGATCGCAGCCCAAGGATATCTGGCTGCGAGCTCCTGGCCCTCCTCATTGGCCAAAGCGATGATCTGGATGATCTGAGGGTCTGAAGACGATGAGAACGAAGTCGGCGCGGTGATACCAATCCGCGAGCAGACCTGAGTCCCCATGGTCAGAAGACTCAAGCCGTTTTCCTCTTCGGCAGTTGAGTTTCAAGTTCGGCCATCTTCGTCTTCATTCTTTCCTGTTCTTCCTTGAGCCTACGGTTTTCCTCCTCAAGGTCGGCAATCTTCTTGGCGTTTCCAGCAG